GTGCCTTCTGTTGGTGCATTAGGTTTCTCTTTAGTTGCTGTTTGATTATCTTTAGTTGGGTCTGGTGTTGTACTTGCACCAGTGTCTGCACCTGCACCAGCACGAATCATTGCAACAATCTCAGGTGCTCTTTTACCAACTTGTGTATACCATTTACTTGTCTCTAAATTCTTTGCAGCACCTTCTACATCACCTGATGCTAAAGATTTGGTGAAACTTGGCCATTTTTTATACCATGTAGGACCCATATTGAAAGTCAAATCTATCAGTGCAGCTTTACCTTTATCGTTCAACTTTTCATAACCAGGTATTTGTTCTGCGGCCTTCATGTGTTTGTTATAATCTTGTGAGAACAAATCATCAACTTCTTTATCTGAGAAAGTTCTGTTCCATTCAGCAGGTAAAGATTTACCATCACCGATTAGATGACCAACACCAACAGTCCATAAACCAAGTGAATCTTTATATGGTTGATTCCTAACACCCTCATGGCGTTTAATCATACTCTTTGACATTTCATAAAGAGTGCCAGTTGCAACAACAGCGGCTGCACCAATACCTGCGGCAACACCAGGTGATATAGATGGCACAGCAGATGGTGCTGCTGATGGTGGTGCACCTGCTGGTCTAGCAGAAGGAGCTGGTCTTCCTGCGGGTCTTGCTGTACTTGGTCTACCACCACCAGAAGGTCTTGAAACTCTTTCACCTGGTTTTCTTTTAGGCGCAGACTTTCTTTCAGGTGGTTCTTTTTTAGGCGGCTCTTTTTTCTTTTCTTCTGCCTTTTTTTCAGGTTCTTCTTTTCTGTGAGATAAAACTGCAATCAGTTGTGAGTGCCAAAGTTGTTCTTGTTTGGCATCATCTTCTTTCTGTGTCTTCTCATGCTTACGAAAAGTTAAAACATCTTCACGGTCTTCTTGCATTATCTTATAGATTTCACCTAAAAGTTTTTCAGGTGTGGCCATGTCTTTGGCGCCAACTATCTTTTTATCTTTATCTCTTTCGGTGAAATGTTCTAATGTATCTTGGTCTTGGCCGGTCAATCTGCCAAACAATGCAGCACCAGCATTACCACCTATACTTTTGGCTATACCCATAGGACTAAGTGACTCTTTTAGTCCTATTGCATTGGCTTTAGTTTTATCTAATATGGCGCCGCCAATGGAAGAACCTACGCCCTTACCACCGACAACATTCTCAGCAATCAAGTCACCAATAGACTTACTTCTAGTCTCTTTGGCCTTTTTGTAAGCTTTAATATCTGCCATTTATCGTTTTGTTTTTTCTTTAATCTTTTGGTTTTCTTCTTCAATATAGGCAATCAGCATAGAAACATAAATGTCTCTTTCCCAAGGTAACATATTATCAAGTTCTGTAAGACTATACTTGTGGTGTTGCATCATTGCAAAGTTAGTCTTATAGTAATTCCTCAGGTTATCATGGCGAAGTGTTAGTCGAAAAAACTTTCTAGTCCTTCAACTGTAATGTGGTGTTCAAAACCACATTTTTTGCATTTCATATCAATCGTTTGTTTTAGCTTAGGTAAGTTGTTAAAGAATTCTTCTATCTTTGCAAATTGTTCCTGATTCAAACTCTCAACAAACTCCATCAATTCTTCTTGTGTTGATTCGGCTGCATAATAATATTGTTCACCATCATAAATGTATTCAATACTGCCTGCAATGACACTAAACGTCAACTCATTGACATTGTTAAACTTCAATACATTTTTTACTGATGAGAAATCTGGATATTTTAGTTTTACAGTAAACTTATCTGTTATCTTTACTTCTGGACTAACCTCAACAGATTTTTCAACGTTGACTTTCATCAAGTCTATCTTAGTTTCCATAATGTTGTTACAAGTTTTATCATCAACAACATTGTTACACTTGTACCTAGAATCAACAATCTCACCTACAGACTTAGCACGTAGATGAAGGAAATAATATTCAACATCAATGATAGGCAGACCATCAATATCTACATCTGTAAGTGAACAGTTGTGTAGAATGTCACCTACCGCCTGTTGAATTGTTTCTGTCTCATCAGATTCCATAGCCATCAAAAGATTTCTTTGTTCTTTGACGGTGAATGGTCTGTATTTTATTTTTTTCTGAGATAACGGTAAAGTTACCTCATATGTTGGCACATCAAGTTTAGGCAAAGCCATAATATTTTCCTTTCAATAATTAATTTCCCGTAGGGTACGCATTAGGATTTTGTGGTGTTACACCATTCAATGTTGACACACTATCATTAGGAGATACTGGTGTGTTAAGAGATTCTAAATCATTAATCCAATATGTGTAAGCAAATGTTACATGTAATTTGTGTACACCTTCAGAAGACCAATCTAAATCTAATTGATTGACATTTATTGGATATGCCTCAACCAATGTAACTGCATATGATGGTGCTGTGTTTGCAACATCATATTGATTGATAATGATGTTCGTACAATAGTTGTCTCTATATTCAAGGTTAAAATTGTTTGTTGGGTTGATGTAGTTCATCCATGCATCAAAGAAATACTTTATACGCATATCACCATCAACAATGAAAGTCATATCAATGTCATTGTAAGTTGTGTGATATGGAAACTTTTGATATGGGCCATAGGTTTTTTGCTCAATGATTGACAAATGTTTGCCTGGCAACTGTGATATTTCACAGCGAAGTTGCAATGTTCTAGGATCAATTGAACTATAATTGTTTAATGTTGATGATAATCCTGTTGGTGGAACAATAGACACATCAAACCTACTTGCTCTTGCAAAGTCGGTTGTAAAACTGGTTACTATTTGATTGATATTTCCCGGCATCTTAATCCTCTTGACTGAAATGAGCCATATGTTCTTTCCATTCTAATACTGAATCTCTCCAAACCTTAGTTGGTACTGCACCTCTAAATTGTTGTAGAGGTAACATTGTTGCAATATCCCATTCGTTAGGTTTGATGGTTAACACCTTAGACCTTAAATGACTATAAAGATAACGCTTCAAACAAGGCCTAAACTCTGCAAGCCTTCTTGTAGAGGTAAGAATATCGTAAGAAATTCTCATTCTTCTAATATCATCTTCTTTTGTAAGTAGTGCATATTTCATTAGCTTCTGTAAGAAAGCAATACGAAACTTAACAGGAAGATAATGCAAGTTGATACCTAAAAATCCATCACTATACTTTTCTAGCACCAAAACCATTGGGAATCTATCCCAATATGGCAAATCTGCCTTTGTTTTAGGGTCATAATAGAAGCAGTACAACATACCGATTCTAAGTACATTCGTTCTCCTATCAGTCTCTTTATTGATACCAATAGGAATATTAGATGGTTTTTTAATCTCATCTATCTTTTGTTTTAACCATGTAACAGAATCCATTGACATGGTTTTTAAACCAGTCAATTTTTTTGCTTCTGCAAGTTCGGTGAGTTTAGATTGTGTAGCCATCTGATATTTAGTTAGAGGCCAAGGTCATCTTCTGTGATAACCTTAAATGCCCAACCTCTATCTAAGCAGTATTCTGTGGCTGCTTTCCATTTGGCTTGATTAATGCCATAAGTTACAACTTCTTGAATGTATTGTTTTGTGACCCTTTTTCTTTTCACTGGTTCCATAGCCTGTTTTTTAGGTTTAACTTCAATCATCATGGTCTTTAATTGACCTTCTTTAGTACGAACCTTAACAAGAAAGTCTGGAAAGTAACGATGCCTCTTGCCATCAACTGGTGATATATAAGGAACAATCACTTCTTCCGAAGCCCAAGACACAATATCTGGACTTTTATCTAGCCATGACATTACATGGCATTCCCACGATGAGCGATAAATGATGTTTTTGTAGTCACCCACATATTTTTGTGGATTTTTTGGTATAAAACGACCTGAATATGCCATATAAATATTCTGTAATGTCTATCAATAGGATCTAAAATGCCGATTACCTTTTCGGATTCAGCCTCAACTCCAACAAATTATAATAATTTGAACAATACGTTTGGTTCATCTGGACCATTGGCTTCATTATATAGTAGTGGTTACACGCCTGCAATATTACAGTATCCAAGTGATTTAGGTTCAGCACAAAAAGGACATATGGTTGTATTTACTGCACTTGAGACAGTGCCAGCAGGATATGACCAAAATAATAGTTTTAGCCTATCAGATGCAGCCAAAGCCGCTGGTTCACGTATAGCTGCAGAAAATTTTAACGATGCAGGTAATGTGGATCAAGTGACCGATTTATCTTTTCAACCAAAAAGAACAAAAAGTAAAGACGTTATATCTTTATACATGCCAGATACAATCAACTTCCAGTATCAATCTTCATATACCGAAGTGAGTTTAAAAGATGCTGCCGAAGAGGCCGCAGGTGCCTTGCCTAGTGTTTTAGGTTCAATTGGCAAGGCAGTAACGTCCGTAGTAGATTCTAAGGCAACAAAGTTAGCCTTAAATTCTGCTGGTTATGCTATCAACCCACAACAACAATTGTTATTTGATGGTATTGATTTTAGGTCTTATCAGATGTCTTTTCAGTTTACACCTAAAAATGCAACCGAATCTACATTAGTTAAGAATATCATTCAAACATTTAGAAGTCATGCTGCGCCTTTGATTAAAACAGGTGCTGCAGGCATGGCATTCATTGTACCAGATTCTTTTGCAATTCAGTTCATTCAAATTGATAATGCTAACGGACAAAATCCTTTTGTTACTAAACTGAAAGAGAGTGTTTTAACTAACGTAGATGTTAACTATGCACCAAACGGCATATGGTCAACTCACGCAGATGGTTCACCAACACAAATCAATATGACACTACAATTCAAAGAAATCGCTCTTGTTGATAGGGGTGCTATTCAGGCAGGATTCTAATGCAATATTTCAGTACATTACCTAAATTCGTATACTATAATCCAATTACTAATAATCCAGTAATTCTTACAGATTTATTGGCTCGTGCAAGTGTCATTCCTTCTATCTTTAGTAATCCATTATTGTTCTATCAATATGATGTACAAGACGGTGATACACCAGAAACTGTAGCATACAAATATTATGGCGATTCTTATCGTTATTGGTTGGTTATGTTTTCAAACCAGTATTTGGATCCACAATGGGATTGGCCATTAAATTATGCAGAATTCCATGCATACATTACTAATAAGTATCAGTCAACAGACCCATACAATACAGTATATCAATATCAATTGATTACTACACAATATGACGAGTCAACACAAACGACAACAATAAACACAGTTGCCATATCTCAAGCTACATATGAAAGTACACCGGTAACACAATCAGCGTCCTATGTTTTACCTACTGGTCGTGTTGATGTTACAATAACAACCAATGCGCTAACGTTTTATGAATGGGAACTGCAACAAAATGAAGCCAAACGCACAATCAATCTAATCAACGTTGATTATGCAGATGAAGTTGAAACGGAACTTAAAAAGTTAATGGCATAACATGGCAGGTATTCATTATCCTTTAGACTATTCCATACAGTCGTTAGACTTGCTGACCTCGAGCGGTAAAAAGATTGATTTTAAGCGTATGATGAATAACTTATCATACTATGAAGACTTGTATAGTTTTATAACATCTGGCACATTGGCAGTTACTGATGCACAAGGTTTTATTGAATCGTTACAATTGACTGGTAACGAATTCATTAGAATTGACATTGGTAAAATTAAAGATGCACCTGATAATATTGTAGAAGTCTTTAGAATCTACAAGATTGAGAAAAGAAAGCCCACTGGCAATCAGAACGCAGAGACATATGAGTTTAGCTTTTGTTCTGAAGAATTGGCATTGTCTGA